TATTTTTTCATTTCTAGATATTGCCTGCATTGTAGAAAGACACGCTGCTAGTGATTCGTCGTTTTGATATTTTTTATGAAGCACACATTGTCTAGAGTCAATACCTTTTTCTATACATAAACTAACCATATCTTTAATTAACTCGTTTCTTTCAACCTCGTCACCTATAAGTGCAGGCGGCACAGGAGTATTCATAAAGCTTGTGTCAACCTCTACATCATAATTAAAATTGTATATTTCTCTATATGTGGAAGAGTCTTGTGCGTTTAGCAGGTTTTGTATTTTTGTTATTGTTTTCTTCATAATGTTTTACTATTGATAAATATGTTTTTGATATACCTTCTCTTGAATTCATTGCGTTTACTGACAAATTATAATGCTGATATAAATCATAAAAGTTTTTTGACTTGCCATTGTGTCTTGCAAGATAGTCACCTTCAGCAATTATATTTATATGCTGTGTCAAATCTTTGCAGCCTGTTATTTCTTCGATTAAATATAAATAATTTTCAAAAGGCATTGGAGCATCTTTACTTATAATAAAGTCCTTTCCCCATCCATTGTCCATAAGTAATAACTGCAAAAACATATCTGCAAAATATTCATATCTCATATAGTCTTTATCTATTGCCGGGTCAAGTAATACATCTAATCTACCGTTCTCGTTTAGTGGTGATAATGTATAAGGTATGTTATTCATATCGCAGTATACCTTTTCTGTAATTTTTCTAATCATAGAAGAATTATCAAATGGTGCATCACCATAAATAAATACAGGTTTAATTACCATCATTTTGTCAAAATCCATAGACTGTTTTGTTGCAAGTTCGCCAGAATATTTAGAAAGGCCATAAAGTGTTTTAGGGTCTATAGGTGCAGTTTCATCAAATTCACCATTATTTTTCATATATTCATCTGGGTCAAATACAGCTGTAGTTGAGAAGTATATTAATTTACAGCCAACAGTGTTTGCAACATCAATTAAAAATTGAGTACTAATAATGTTTGAATTAACTGCCTCATATGAAAAGTCATCACATTTGTCAGTATTTACATATGCAGCTGTATGTATAATAATATCATCTGGTGTCAATCTTTTTGCAACCTTTGCCAATACTTTTCTATCAGTAACATCTACTTCTTTAGGTTTTACAAGTTTTCCGTTAAGGTAGCTAAAATCATTTGTATATTCTGCAATGTCTGTGTTGTCCATAACCTCAAATCTAGTATTACCGCTTTCTTCTAAAGCTTTAATAATTGATGTGGCCAACATACCACTTTCTCCTGTAATAAATAATTTTCTCATAATATCTCCTGTATTTTAATTGCTGATTGTTCTACTGTATCTTTTGTTGTGTCTATTCTTGTAGGGTGTATTCCTATTTCAGATGCATCCTTGAGCACTTCATAAAATACACGTCTGTGGTCTTTCCAGTCTTTTATATCTAAATCTGATTCATTGTGTTTTATAAATCTTTCTTTTACAAGCTCATATGAACAGTCAACAAAATAAAATTCTTCACCAAGATTAAATGCCAATTTCCATTTTGCAAAAAACCAGTCTTCGTCAATCTTTCTGTTATATAACCTTGAATATACAATTTGTGATAAAAAAGACCTAATATAAACCAATGTTTCACCTTTTGCGTTTTTAACAACTTGTCGCCTTATAGAGTCTTTTCCTGTCTTATCAGGTCCGTCAATATGTATTATTCTTCCCATAGCATCATTTTTGTAGATATAAATCTTAATTGGTCAATTTCTACTTTACCGAATATAAGAGTTTTGTGATATGTTAATATTTCATTTTCGTTTTGATGTAGTTTAAAAACATCATTTGCAATTTTTTCTACAACAGTGTTATAGTGCAAGTCTTGAAGTGGTATACAACATACAAATTCTATTTCGCCATCTTTTTCCAACCTGTATCCCCAGTTGTCACCTATAAACGATTTTGATTTTATACTGTCTTCAACCAAAGATTCCCAAAACTTAATTTCTTGTTTTGCTGCAGGATTCTCGTAAAAGCAATAAGTTAATTTAACTTCCTGTACTACCAAATCCTCCATCTCCTCTGTCTGTATTTGTTAATTCTTCTACCTCGTTAAATTCAAAAGCAGGTACCGGCATAATAATTATCTGACCTACTCTTTCACCTGGTGAATATTTTGTCACATCTGTTGAACAGCCTGATTTTTTAAACCTTAATTTTACAGGACCTCTATATCCTGAATCTACAACACCAACACAATTAGCTAACATTAAATCAGTTTTAGATACAGAGCTACGTGGAAATAAATAACCTACATATCCTTTAGGTATTTCCATAGCAAGACCTGTATCGTATTCTATATATTTAATTTCTTTTGATGTATAACCTTCTTTATCTTCACCATATTTGATGTTCATTGAAACTGCTCTTAAATCCATACCTGCATCGCCTTCTTTTGCGTACGTTGGTATTTCTGCTGTTGGGTCTAGTTTTTTAATATTAATCTGCATTGTATGTTACCTCTATTATATTTCCGTTAATTATTTTAATTCCATCATTTAACTTTCGACTAAGTGTTTCTTGCGTGTATATACCTAGATTTTTTCTTAAGAACACCTTAAATCCACTGTCGTGAAGTTTGTTTGCATTTTGTATATCATCATCTATACAGAAAGCTACTTTATCTGTATCGAAATTATTGATAATATATTTTTCTTTCTCTTCATCAAATACAATCGCATCATAGCAAATATTGTTATCAGCCAGCCATTTTATTGTATCTGAATATATTCTAAAATATTTTTTATACGGCCTTGCAGTAAGTAATACTACATTATATTTTTCACATGTTTTTTTCATAAATGTTTCTACACCTGATAATACATCAAGCTTTGATTTTATACCGCATGTTCTATATTCTGATTTTAATTTGTATTGCTGTTTTTTATCAACATCATGTTTGAACTGAGAAAGTGTACTAAATTTCATTCCGTGTTCGTCACCGAGCCATTTTAAAAATCCACCAGGCCAGTCTGCAAGTACACCATCTATATCTATAAATGCTATTTTCTTATCAGATGATTTTATTTTTTTCATTACCTCTTCCTGATTAAACTTAGCCTCAACAACCTTAGACTTATCAATAAACTTTTCATATAAATCATCTACATTAAATCCATTTAGTTGTATAATACCAAACAGGTATTTCATAACATCAACGCATTCTTCTAATACATTGTCGTTAATATCTTCAGAATCTTTTGATGTATGCATTTTCCAATCTATTTCATCGAGGACTTCATATACCTCTTTAGACAGCGCTAGAACGTACTCCTTGTTCCATTTAATCTTAAGTTCCTTATCCTTCATTACCTCGTTTAACGATAAACCTTGTTTTTCGAAAAATCTATTAGTAAAATCTTTTTGTATCTTAAATACTTCTTTTAATCTATCCATTCTTTCACCTTGTCTAATACTTCGTTAGCTTTTATTTTATGATTCCATTCTGCAAATCTACCTAGTAAAACAATACCACATATTTCATTAATTCTGTAGCTCTGTTTTATTTGTATAGGTAGATTTTCAAACTTCATCTCTATTTTATTTCCTTCAATCTCATCACCTTCAATAGGTTCTGTTGATTCATATACAATGTAGTCTTTAAAAAATGTACATCTTGTCCAGTCTGCATGTATTGAATATATGTAGTCGTATGTTAGTGATGGATGCTTATTGTCCATAGCTTCTGGTATTGTATATCCATAGCTACATTTGTAAAATGATTTTTTTGTTGTTTCAAAATTAAATCCTAATTTTGTACATTCAGTATCTATATTAGAACATATTTTTCTTAATATATTAATATTTAACGTAGACATAATTTCGTCATAGCTATCAGCAACGCCATTTGTAAATTCTATTGTTTTGCTTGACGTGTTTATGGATTTTACAGATGTTTTTATTAACTGACCTCGTTCTTCTATAATCTTAAGTAGCCGAGTAAATATTTCTTTATAACTATCTTCACCTAATTCACCAACCTCACAATGCATAATTTCTGTCTTACCTTCTGACAGATGACTACCTTCGCCTTCGTTGCCTCTTGTTCTCATGCTATATTTTTTCTTGAAGTTTTCATCAGGTGAATCATATACACCTTCTTTTTCGTGATAACCTATAACACATTTTTCGATTTTTAATTCTAAATCATTTGCAATTTCTTTAACAAACCATTTCATATTCTGATTTGACTGTAAAAGCCTAGGTCCTGGTATAAACGGCATATTGAGTTGACCTAAAGGTTTTTCATCAACAACCTTGTAGTCTTCATTATAATACGCAGCTATTAAACCTGCTGGTCCTGCTCCTAATATATAATTTGTATTCATTTGTAACCTTTTTTATTTATAATAATATAACAATTTTTTTTGACATATAAAAATGTTTTAAGACTTATTTTTATAAGGACAGTGTCGGCATCCTGAATCGCAGCATGAGCCGCGTTTAATATGGTATTTTTCTGTCATTACTTTTCTACCGTTTTCCCAATAAAAATCTTTTTGGTTCTGTATATACTGAATCCATAATTGATAAAGCCAATCATCTTTAACTGATTTCACAACTTCCTCCAGCACATGCAAGTTCACCTGATAGATTTGTATTGTCGTCTACCTCTATTACATTTGACAAATCTACATCTGTTAACGTTTTCATTAATGTGTTATATTCTTCTTCTGTAATATCTTCAAATGGTGCTTGTGTATATGTTCCACCGTCATAAGGTAGTACAGATAAACCATTATAATAATTTCTATTTTCCCACATCCATTGACCAGCCAAGTCCCATTCATCTTGCTTTAAGCTTATTGTTGCAGATACATTATGAGTATTACTTCCATTTCTATGTCCTGGTACTACCCATTCACTAGCAACTTTTTTAACTCTTTCTAAAGTGTCAAATGGAGACTCTGTTCTTAATATCGAGCCTATAGGTGCTTTTTGAGGAACTTGAATTACTGCAGTGTCGTGTGGTCTGAAATATTCATCTTCAACAAGTGCAGCATGATTTGTATTTAAGTAATTATATATTGATTCGTTTTTACCTACTCTAATTCTTCTTATATAATAATCATTGTGCCATGCATGAATACCTGATGACGTACCTAAAACTAGAGACGTAGTACCTGCAGGTTTTACTGTAGTTGTTCTTGCTGATTTGTTAATGCCTATAATTTTAGCAACTCGAGTATTCTCTCTTTTAACTAAACTTGCAGCTTTTTTCATGTCATATCCTAAAACTGTACCTGAACCAATACCTGTCATTGACACACCAATAAGTGCGTCTTTTTCTGTGGTCTCTCTCCATACATCTCGCAGGTAATGAAAGTCTGTATATCCTGCCTGTAATGTTCCTACAAAAGCTGCAGCCTTTACTCTTTCATTTAAATCTTCTTGTGACTCTATATTACTTACATTTACCTCGCATAAATTACAAAACTGATTTGGCCTTAATGCTATCTCACAACATGGATTGGTTCCCCAGTCCTTGTCGTTGTTAAAATAAATACCAGGTTCACCAGCACCTGAAAGCTCTACTCTTTTCCACAGGTCCATAAAGAATTCTTGAGTTATTTTATGTCTCATTAAACAAGCTGAATTATTTGCTCTACCTCTCTGAGGATTAGTTTCCCACCAGTTACCTGATTTACAACTAATCATTTCGTCGTCATCAGCATTAAATAAACTTATAAGTGCAGCTCTTCTAATACCGCCAGCCAATACAGCATCAGCTATATGACAAATGATATCATGAGCTTCTAGTGTCGTAAGTCTTTCGCCAGTCTCTTTAGTCTCCAATATACCAGTAAGCTTTAATATACATTCTTTTAGTGGCTGAGGTCCTGGAGCTTTACCACCTGATGTAACTAACATTGCGCCTTTTGGTCTTACGTCTGAATAATCAAATTCAATTTTACTACCACCGCCATTCATATAAGATTTCATAAGAACTTTGATTGCGTCGGCCCAACCTTCAATAGAATCACCAATTAAAAATCTTCTTTTTCTCTTTGGCCAAGGTTTCTGTATTACTGGTAATTTATTTACATGATGACGTTGTACTGAATATCCAACTCCAGTACCACCTAGTAATAAAAACATAGTCTCGCTAAACGCGTCTACGCAATCAATAGGAAGATAAGCACAGTTATAAATTCTGTTTGGAGATATTTCAATTGGCTTACCACCAAATTGTAAACTACGCATAGAAGGCAATATCTTTTTATCATATACAAGTTTATACTTTTCTTCTATTTCATCTTTTAACATTGGAAATTTCTTTTGGTGCATTTCTTTATTTCTAGTTACCAATTCTTCCCATGTCTCTCTTCTATTTAATTCTGGTACGTACTTTGCGTACTTCATATAAACTGTAATTTCTGATAATATTTGATTTGATATTTCCATTTCTTTTTCTTTCCTTTATTTGATTTTTCTTATTAGACTGAATGAGCCAACTGTTGGTGTTGGCCGGCCCTTATAAATATTGAGCTAGTCCAGTTCTTCAAATCTTTTTTTCATTTCTTTTCTTGTATATTCTTCGTGATTGCTCATTTGAACTTTTAGTTCTTTACCTGTAACAGAATTTTCATCAAAGATGTCAAAGCTACCGTTGTTTGTATTTATCTGACTAGGGAATGTAATACCATCAGGACCAAACCTGTTTTTAATTACATGTATTCTACCAGTGCCTCCTACCTTATCTTCAATTTTTCTACTTAATGACATTACAAAATCTGCTGTCATAATTTTAGAATATGATTCTGCAATTTTATCCGCCTGTATTACATCTTCCTGCAGTGCCGATCTGTTTGCCTGTGACGCTGTCCATACTGGCACATCGATTTGACCTGCAAGGCCTCTTAGTTCTTCATAGATATTACCAAGCTCTAATCTATAATCTTTATTTCCTCCTGAACCTCTTAATAGGTCAGCGTAGTCTAAAATGATTAAATCAGGTTCTTTACCTAATATTCTATATCTTTCTACATGTGACATTATTGTTGAAATAGCAGCAGTTTTTGTAGGATAGTATTTTACAATAAGATTACCTGGTATCTTTTCAACGGTCTCTTTTACTGTTTCGATATTATACTTAAGCTCTTGATTTGCTATTCCTGTAATTACAGAATCATATCTTAATCCTACATAAGCCTCGTTTAATTCTAATGTATAATGTAATACATTTAAACCTTTTTTAATTGCCTGTGCACCTAAGTTAACAAGCAAGAAAGATTTACCGATACCAGCTGGTGCAACAACAACTCCTAGCTCACCTTTTCCTAAACCACCGTCCATTAAGTTATCGATTACATCCCAACCTGTAGGTATTATATGTCTTGTTGCTTCTGTATATCTTTCCTCTACAAGTTCTACATAATCGTGGCCTACATGTCTTTCAGCTCCAGCTGTCATTGCACTATCAATCTTTCTTTTTATATCATCATATTTACCATTTTTAAGTAATTCGACAGAATCAATAATTGCATTTTTAAGTACCTTGTTTTTACAAAAGTCGAGTGTTTGCTCCATTACAAATTCCAGGTCTTGAGAATCTAAATATTTGTAAGCATCTTTTATATTTGATACTACACTCTTTTTAAGTACATCATCTGATATTTCAGATATTTTTACTTTCATAACCTCAGCTGATGGCATAGATTTATATTGCATGAAATATTCTTTTATAGTGTCAACCAAAAATTGATTTGACTCATTTTCAAAATATTCAGAATGCAATATATCATTTATCTGTTGTAAAAACTCTTTACTTTTTAACAGACATGTAATTATTTTTATCTGAAACGTATAACCAAACTCGCTTAATCTATCACTCATAACTTTTTATTGCCATTGCTTCTAGGTGAGAGAAACATAATTTTAACCACATATCAGGATTTTTAATTGCAGTATATGTTTTGTCCTCTAACATTAATTTTTGAAACTTATATTTTACCAATCTATTTATTGGCTCTCTTACAACGTCCATAATATAAGATTTTGTATTACCTGGTATATCAACATCAGCAAGCTGCATAAGGTCAAAATTTAATCTAATAATATCTTCGCTTTGTTTTATTTCTGTTACAACCTTTGAATTATCGTCGCTTTGTTTTACATGCTCTATAAATTCATCAATTGTAATTTTTTTGTCATCAAATAATATAGGTAGCCTTTTTTGTAAAGTTTTGATACCTACACCTTTGATTCCAGGAATATTGTCTGATGGGTCACCTTTCATTGTCCTGTACAGTAAATAGTTGCATGCAGGGATTTCAAAATCCTCATGTACAGTATCTTTAAAATAATACTTTTTCTTTGTTGGTGACCATACCTGTACACGTTCATCTACCAATTGTAAAAAGTCTTTGTCTGTAGACATAATATAAAACTGACTTTCAGGATAAACTTGTTGAGAAATATAAGCCATTGCGTCATCAGCTTCAATATTCTCTGGTGCCAGTACTGTTAACGGTAAAGTACTAAGATATTGAGTAAGTCTACTAATTTGATTTTTCATAGACACTCGTTCGTCTTCTTGATTATTAAAGGAGTCAAGACGGGTTAATCGCTTTCTGACTTTTCTATTTGCCTTATACTCAGGAAAGAGTTTTCGTCTTTTAGCAGAACCACCTTTGCCATCAAAACAAACAATTACTCTTGTAGGTTTGATGTTTTTAATTGCATAACCAACAGATTGCAAAAAACCTGTCATGCCTCCAATATGTATGCCGTCCTCATTTGTAGTGGGGTTAACGGCAAATGCTCTAATGAAAGTATTTAATCCATCAACCAAAAGAATTCTATCATTTGGTTCATAAGTTTTGTGTTCGTTTTCATTAAGAGTTTTTAAGATTTCTATATAACTTTGTTTCATATATCTAATATAACAATTTTTTTTGACATATAGAAATAAAAAGCGTGCTAAGTAGGCAGGTTTTTATTTTATTTCTATTGTTCGTGTTTTAGCATTTTCTGACTTAGGTACAGTAATTTGTAATAAGCCTTTGGCCATGCTAGCGTCTAATTTACTTAGATCGTAATCAGCACTAATTTTCCATCCCATATCAAAGCTCCTTCTTGTAATACCTCGATGTACATAATTTGGTGCTTCTAAATCTGATGGATTTGATTCAATACTTGGTTTCCTATAAGCTACCTTTAAAGTGTTGCTTTCTACTGAAACGTTGATATCGTCTTTTTCTAAACCTACACAAGCTATATCAAAGCATAGGTTATCGTTTTGCAAAAAAATATCGACAGGATAAGCAGGCTTGGTTTCTATTATAGAACCAAATGCAGTATCTCTATCGAAAAAATCTTTGAATAATAAGTCGGTTGAGAAGAGTCTCTCACCTAATAAGTGTCTTGTCATAATAAATCTCCTTAAATAATTTAATTGTTTGGCGCCTACTTAGTACGCTTTACATAATATAAATATACACTAAATTTAGTTTTGCCAAGAAGTGTAATACATTTCCTGTCCGCCTTTCCACTGTCCTTTAGTAACTTTGGCAATGGCAATTGTATGCTTACTTCTTATTTCATTTAGTGCGCTTTCTACTTCTTTAGTATCTTTCAAGTTTTTTACTGAAAGTGTATTAACTAAAATTTCTTTCGTAACATCTAGAGTTTTTCTTTTACCTTTTTCCTCAACAGTTTTTGTTCCTGTTACGATAGAGGTTTTTCTTGCTCCTGTTATGTGTACTGTCAATCTTCTCATAATATTTCTTTTTTTTGGTTTAAAAATAAAGGCCCTTGGTTGGTTAAATAAATCGTAATTAGTAGTGAGGATTTTTAACTCTTAACATTCTACACCACGTGAAGGTGGCCTTTTTGGTAGAACTAGGTGTATATTACAACACCTTGATTACATCAGATTTTTTGACTTCGACAACTTCAAACTCTACCATGTCTCCTTCAAAATCTTTTACAACAATTGCTTCTGCATCTGTTACTGATACTGCTGAAACTAAATAAGCTTCTTTTTTCCAAACAACTTTCTTTCCATTGTCTGTTGCTACTTTTACTCTTGCTAAATAATACATATCTATAACCTCTTTTTTTTATTTATTAATATATAATTTTTGATTTCTGATATACATTGTACCGATAGGTGCTTTAGTCAACTCTCTACCTAGCATATCATAAATCTTATTATCGTTTAATCTGGTGATTTCTAGTTCTTCTATTCCAGTTGGTGTTCCCATGTTAGCCATTCTTAACCAAGCTTGACCATCCCATACTTGATTGAAGCAACAACTCATTGTGTCAACATAACCTAAAGTATCTGTTAAAGTATAAGACAGACAGGTTGTTATTGTATCATAAGGCATTCCAGTAGTTGGATTGTAATTGTATACTATATGATTACATGGTTGACCAAAACAACTATCTTCACCTAATGTTGATTGACCACCATAAGTTATAGCATATAAAGGAGCCATTACCGGTAAACTATTTCCAGTAACTGCAAATGCTATTTCCAACTGATACTGCGAACCTGTTGTATAAGTCATGTTTGAATCACACAATGTAATTTGTGCTTGTGTTTGTAGTCCAAGCGAGACTAGTAGTGCTAATAAAACCTTTTTCATATTTTCCTCTTTTTTTTAATTATTAGATAGAGTGGTTGGATTCGAACCAACAGTTTTTTAAGTACCGTTTTGTAGGCTAAAAACTTTAAAAATACCTTATGTAAGTTCCTGTACTCTTTAGGAACCTGGTGTCGGAGCTACCTTCACCTTCTTACCATTTGATTACACGTAATCGTTTTGGTTGCGTATTCCGAGGTCACATATTCATGTTTTATATACATGTCAGCGACCATTCCGCCACACTCTAATTTATTTGCTATCCTGTAGGTACGTCGTCATTTCCGATTTCAATATCATCGATACCAATATCATCTGTTTTATACGACATAATTAAGGTTTCACAAATCTTGTTGTAAATACTCTCTTTTCTTTCTGGATTAGATAATATTTTTTCATCAAAGTCTTTTGACAAAAACTTTATATCTTCACCAGTAATGTCACAAGTATAAGTATACCAAGAGCCACCTTGCTTTAAAAGGCTGTAATCTTTCATAATTTGAAGCCAGCTTCCTGTGTCATCAATTCCTGATTCGAAATAGATATTAAATTCCGCCTCACGTAGAGGTGGTCCCATTCGATTTTTCACAACCTTTGCTTTGGTCTTGATTCCTATTACTTGTTCCTTCCCTTGAACTTTTGCTTTGATTTGACCTGCCGCTTTAAGTCTTAATCTACAACTAGCATGAAACTGTATAGCTTTACCGCCTGATGTTGTATATTTGTCGCCAAACATAACACCTAGTTTTTCTCTTAGCTGGTTTGTAAATATAAGCGCCACTCTTTCTCTACCAATTAGCTGAGTTATCTTTCTCATACCTTTTGATAGTACTATTGCTTTTGATGTTGCCCAACCTTCTTTGTCATAGTCTTGAGCCTGTTCAATTTTAGTAGTTGCTGCCGCAACAGAATCTACTGCTATTGTAACAAGTCTATTTCTATCACTTTCTTTAACCTTAAGAATAATGTTTTCAATTACCTCAAAAATATCTTCTACAGTTTCAAGTTGTACATAAAGCATTTTATTCATATCCATACCTATTGTTGTTAGGAACTCTTCGTTCATAGCATTTTCAGTATCAATATAAACTGCCAATCCACCTTTTTTCTGAGTGTTGGCAAGTAAGTGAGCGGCTAACAATGATTTACCAGAGGCTTCCATTCCAGTAATTTCTGTAATTCTACCTATTGGTAAACCACCATTTGGCCTATTGGAAATAGCTAAATCAAGTAAAGATGAACCTGTACTTATCCATTCAGTTAAATCAGTTGGTGTTTCTTCAGCACCATCAAGAAAGTATGCAACCTTCATTCCTTTAAACTGCTTGTTTAGTGAGTCAGCTAATACGCTGGCTAATTCATCTCTTTTTGTCTTGTTTTTTGCCATGTTTTTTCCTCTTATTATTCGTTAAATAAATCATCAAAAGCAGATTCAACATCTGATGTAGATTTTACACCTGCTACTTCTGCAGTAGCCGGAGCTTTCTGTGCTTCATCTTCACCATCGGGGTTTAGCCATTCTTCTAATACAACCTTAAGGTCTTCATAAGAATTCTTTCTAAAGATTTCATAGATTTCCTTTTGTCCACTAACAATTTTGTCAGCAACATTTGCATCTTCAGTAGCAGCCGTTTGATTTGGTTTAACACGGATTGCAGTTTTAGGATATTGTCCTACACCTTCTGCAGGTGTAAATTCAACTACGATATCTCTACCTGCTTTTACATCTGTGATATCTCCATAATCAGGGTCAGCAATAAAGCCTAGTAATTCTGTATAAACTTGTTTTCCAAATCCCCAGAATTTTACACCTTCAGATTCTTGGCCTCTTACAATAACAGGCGTATAACATCTCATCTTTGGTGTTAACTTTCTTGCTAGTTTAAAATCATCTGATTTACCTGTAGCTCTAAGCTTCTGTGCAAATTCTTCCACAGGGTCTGTTTCACCATAGGTAATAGGTGATAAATAATTTTTCTTACCTAAGTCATAGTGAAAATACATTTCAATAAACGGATTTTCTTTGTTATGCTGGTAAGGTACGATACGAACTTGGTTTTTACCAGGTTCTGGTTTCCACAGGTTATCTTGTCTACCTGTTTGAGTTTGTAAGTTGTTTAACTTACGACGGATTGCTTCTAAATCAATTGCCATTTTTTTCCTCTTTTTTTGTTATTAATTATTAAATATAATAAAAATTTCCGACATTAGGAAACTTCTACTAACTTTTTTTCCACTTCTGTGAAATATTTTTTTACTGCCAATTCCTTAGCCTTTGCCTCGACAACAACATCGATATCCAAGCCATAGTCGTTGATTTCGTCCTTGATGTAGTCTGAATGTGCTTGTACTTTTATCTTGCTGAATTCCTTGTATTGTTTAGCAAGTGTAGGAAAGTCTTGCATTTGCTCGATTGATATATTGCTGTTTTTGCATATTTGTTCGATGATAAGTTTTTGTTCGTTACGCCTTGATTCGGAATAGTGAGTACAAGGCTTTACGTTACCCCATGTAGATGCTGCAAGCTTTAGTGCGTCTTCCTCGGTCAGGTCGCCTGTGCAGAATTTGTGGTGGTGATAGTCGAACACAATAGGAATACCTATTACCTTGTATATACCATTGTATAAATCTAGCACTGAATACATTGAGGCTTTGTCGTCGTTTTCGACAGTAAGACGAGCTTGCGCTGACGGTTGTAAACGTTTGAAGTTTTTGCAAAACCTGTCCATTGCAGATGCCTTGTCGCCATAAGCACCGCCAATATGAATGTTGATTTTTGCAGCAGGTGATTGTGGCAGACCCATTAGGTCCATTATTTGTGCAGATTTGTCTAGTTCGTTAATTGCTGCATCGACTGTTTTTTTAGTTGGAGATGCTAGAACTGCAAATTGTCCTGGATGGAATGAGAGACGCTGGCCATATTTTTTGGAAAGGTCGCCTGCCTGTTTAAGTAACTTGCAGATTGTTTCGTA